CCATAAGCTACAGCTTGTTCAATATTATCAAAGTCTAAGAGCAAATTAAATGCTGCTACACCTGCGATAATAAAGCCGATCGCTATACCAAAAATGCCACTTGTTGGCATCATATGGAAACCGAATAAACTTGCAATGATATTTACGAAATAGAAAATCGCTACAGCACCTGTCATGGAAATAATCACAGAACGTACTGTTTCTATTTTTTTTAGTATTATAAACACAAGTATTGTAAAATAAAGTATTTCTTAATGAAAAAAATATTATTTTAAGTTTATTTTATATAAAAAAATATATTAATAAATAAAAATGGCAACAAAATGGCAACAAATTTAGATAAATGGCGAAAAGTTTTAGTCCAGTTAAGAGAGTCTTATAGAGACTCTCTTTTATTTTTTTATTTATATTGCAAAGCTTTTCTAGCTATATCTAATCGTTTCTTATTTACATTATCTAAAGATGATTGTCTTGCATTTGCCGATTGAGTGGTATTATCTATTATTTTTTGTTGCATTTTTTTGATATCTCTCATTTTCTTTTGAGCTTCTTTTAAACGTTCATAATATCGTTCATTAAGCTCCTTAGGTCTTATACCAGTATCTTTATATTCATTATATAAAGCTTGCTGGTAATGAAAATCCTCATAAAATTGAGTTAAACTGCGTGCATTTTTATATGGTGTATACATAAAACGACGTAAAAATACAACATCTTCCCATGGCCATGCTAAAAGATTTTCTTTAGATACTAAATTATCATAAGATGATTTTTTTTGAGCATATTCTTTAGGTATAACACTCACATCAAGCACTTTTGTTGCCGCCCTACCATAATTGCCTGTATAACCATAAAGTAAATAATCCATCTTCATTGGAGAAATATTAAACGCTTTACCTAACATCTTAGATACACCTGAAGTATGTTCATCATATTGCATATATGGCATATCGTTTTGTTTAGATAAAGGCACTATATTACCTTCTCTAAATAATGAATAATTAGCTGCTGTCTCCATTAAAGGTTTCAAAAGTGTTGGAAATATATCTGGTAATTGGTTAAACAACAAAACATGTGCATTATTAAAAGCTTCTTTATCTTTATTGTAACTATAATTTAAAGCTCTTTCCATTAGACTGCTTATTATGAGAATAGAAGGCTCCATTGCCTTTGGAATACGTATAATCTTATCACCAAGAGGTAATATCCAATGTGTATCTCGTAACCATTGCGGAGTTTCTTTATATTTATCATCATCTTTATTTAGTAAAAATAATATTAAAGCAGGTAAAATTGCATATTTAGTTATTTTATAAGCCAATAACGCTCCACCTTTAGCCAATCCATATTTTAGACCATAGCTTTCTACATCTCTAAAGAATTTAGACCAACCTTGAATAGAAGCATTAGCAAATAAGACATATCTATTTAATTCTCTACCAGCTTTTCCGCCACGAGAAAAATCCATGATATCTCTTGTATCATATGCAATATCTTGGCGATTTATAGATTTATCTACACTCATTTTTCTTAAACCTGCACGATAATGAGCAATACGCAATCCCATTTCAGATGCTTCAGATATATACTGAAATATATTTAATATATCCTGTGGTAAATTTTTCCATTTAGCCATAGATTTCCAGCTATGTTTATAAATTTTATTTAAGCTTGCCTGTGTATAATTTCTATCCATTGATACAGCAGCTGTTTGTGCTGCACCTGAAGCTATATATTCCCAATAATATTTATCCCTATGAAAGAATGATGAAAAGCCATGCCATATATCTATTGGTCGCATAGAGTATTTATTATAATAAAGTATCGAATTTAAATCTCTAGAGAAATTTGAAAAAGCAAATTCAGGATTAGCAACTGTATATACTGCACGCATAATACTAGAAATTTTATATATTATCTTCTTCAAAAAATTACTGCCTGTTTCAGTATCTAAATCTCTCATCATATCGATTATATCTTTATCAGCTTTATATGTTTGTTTCTTACCATTTATCATGACTGAAAATGTTGTTTTGGTATCTTCACCTTTGTTTGCAACTTGTTCTATTTTTATATATGGAGCAATCATTTTATCATTTGCCAATGTTGTTAAAGATAATTTAGCTTTATTTTTAGCTATTATACGCATTGTCTTATAAGTATTAACAACTACACCTTCTATAGGGTTAACAGTTAACCTATCATTATTTTCTTCTTTTATTATTTCCTTTCTAAATAGTAAATTATCATTTTCATCAAAATACTTATACATAGGAACATAGTTTTTGTGAGTAATTCTCATTTCTCGTAATTGTTGTCTACTTATCAATCCTGCATCAGTCATTAATTCAAACAATTTAAATTGATAATCTATAAGTTCTTTATGTGCTTGTTTTATATTATCATCAGTAGTATTAATAACTTCATCTAAATCTTTATTTTTCATAAATGATGGTTTATTTTTAGGATTATCTTTATAATACATAGCCAATGAATAATCAGCCAATTCTTCTAGTTTTTCACTATCTTTATTTATACCATTATCTATCAAAATTGTTTGCAACGATTTAAAATTGCTAAAATCAATATTAGGGAAAATAGCTTGTAATGATTGATTTACAACACCTTTTTTCCCTTCGATAAAAGCTATTCCTGTACCTGCACTTCCAGCAACTAATCTAAATTGTTTATAAGGATTAGTTATTTCTAACTTTTGTCCTGTAGCTTTTTCAAATTTGTCTACCATTCTTTTTACTGGCCCATATCTATCAACCCATTGGTCATGATTTTTTAAATACATTTCATGTAATAATTTCTTTAATCCAGATTTAGGCATATTATCATCACTGACACGATTTTCTCTAAGTTTATCACGAGCAGACATTGATTTTAAATCACTAAATAAACTTTGTAAATGATTAAATTCACTCATCATATGATGATTATTAATTGCTGTTACTAATTTATGATAATTTGCTTCATCATTTCTAGCTGAAGCCACATCAAAAATATAATTAGCAATATATTGTTGCATAGCCATATCATTTTTAAAGCCTAATTTTTCCGCCAGAATAGGTGATACACCTTCTAACATTGCAGGATAATCAAACGCTTTCTTCGTCCTGATAATTTTGGCCACATGATTGGTAACTACATCGTCCTTTGTTTGTATTCTACCCATTTCAAATGTATATCCGCTGATCAGTTCCAAAGCTTGTTTTATTTGTATTGGTTTTGCTGTCGATTTTCTACCATTCCAATACAATTTCATCTTATCTAAAAATCCATTACTTTTACTAGATGACAATTTTTCTTTTTGAGACGAATAGACTTCTATAGATACTGGTTTTATCTTAAATTCTTTATTATTTAATACTGTTTCATTATTATTAGCAAAGACTAAACCATTTTTTGTATGTTTAAATAAAAGTTGGCCATCTTTATTTTTTATTGATGTAACAAGTTTTTCCATAGCAATATTCATATTCTTGCCTTGTTCTTTATCAAGACCTAAAGGTATAGAATAAAGGGCACGGAATTTATCTAATAAATTATGCCAAAAAGCTACAAACCTTTGCCATATTGTTGGATTATTTTTGGCCATAAGTTTATTTAAAGATACTCTAGTAGATGTGTTATACATATGGTCAGCTATCATTTCTTCTATAATATCTTCATCTGTTAAAAGTGGTTTTCCATCAAAAGTATCATTACCGCCAACTATTTCATCACGATATTCTAAAATTCTTTTAGCTGATACTTCACCTATTGCTTTTCTTATTTCCGCAAATACTTCTGGATTAGTACCTTTTAGCCAATGTATAAACTCATGATAAAATGTCCATCTAGGACTAATATTACTAGCACGATTTAAATACATAATACCGCCAGAAAACGCACCTCTAATATTTTTAGCTTTGTCATTATTAAAATATAAAATAGGGCAACCAATTATCTTACCAAAATCACTTAATGCTTTTTCTTGACGATTAAGTTTATCTTCAGTTAAAAGATTGTCATAATCAATCAAGCTAGGTATCATTTGCCCTACACCAGAATATTTCTTATTAAATTTATCCTTGCGAATATTTTCTTTTATTTCATTTAATAAATATTTAGCTTCTTTTTCATTTTTAAATAATAAAACACTATGGTATCTACTATTATTTGGTTTTTTTACAACATATTGATAATCTAATTTTTTTAGAGCTGGCTCAATATAATTTATATAATTTCTATTATTCAAAGGAACTTTTATACCAATAATAGTACCGCCACTTTCCTTATCTTTATGAGTACCTATATAAGATTTCAATAATTTATTACTAATATCTTGTTCTTCATTATTTACATTATTTACGGCATCAAGAAAACTTTTTCGTTGTTGCTCTGTAGCAAATAAAAAACCTGCACTTTGATAACGACTATAAAACCCACCTGCTTTTTTAGCTAAAGTTATTAATGTTTTAAAATCATCTACATATTTTATAGGATATGCCCTTTTATAAATTTCTCCAGTTTTAGTATGTTTAAAATCATCTAAAACAAAATAATTATTGCTGTTATTAGTATTCCCATCATCTATATTAATATCCGTATATTCCCTACGTTTGGCTATATCATTCAATTCTTCTAAAAATGCTTCTGCTTTTTGTCGGCTCTCAAAATAATAAGGCGTATTTTTTAGAACCATTACACTTGAAGAACCTATACCCTTATAAGTTCCATTATATTTTTCAACAATGGCTTTTATTTTTCTGTTTTTATTAATATTAGTAATTAAATTTCTAAATCTAAAATTATTAGATATAGTAACTTTTGTTAATGCTCCTTCTTGTTCTATAGAAAATGGTTTGCTATTTGCAATATTCTTTAGTTCTTTTACAAAATTACTAGCTTGTTCTTGTGTTTTAAAAGGATATGCATATGCTCTAATTCTTTCAAATGCATCTAAATTGCCATATTTTTTAGCAATTTTATCTATTTCTGTGATAGATAATTCTCTTGCACTAGATTTAGGAGTTATATAAACAAATATTTTATCTGGTAATACTTGTTTTATAACAAAATCTTTATTTAAAAAGTCATTATAAAATTCACTTATTTCCGTTGAAAAAGCTTCCATATCACTTAAACTCTTAAAAGAATATTGACAATAGTTTAATGCATCCCTTTTAAACCAGCTATAAAACTCTCCTTTATCGCTTCCATAATGAATATTTTCATCTCGTCCATTATTCTTTATTGCTAAGTCATGAAAGATTTTATCTAAATCAGCTGATTCATATTGTGATGTCAATTCTAAAATTAAAGGATTTCTTATAGTAAATATATATCTATCTGCTCTTTCACTTAACATTGCTCCCGTTCTAACACTATTGAAATTCTTAAGTATTTCTCTTTTTTTAGCAATAGCATCTTCTTTTTCCCTTAATTTATTAATTGTTTCTTTATTTTTAGGCACTTCATAATAAGGATTTATTTGCTTTATAACTTGGTCAAAATATTCCTCATTTTCCATGACAATTTCCATGACTGATTTTTCATCATCATGCTCTTTGATTGTATTTTCTTCAGATGATATTTCATCTTTTATAGAAGAATCATCTTTTTTCACATAACTTTCACTATCAATATCATTATTTACATTGATTTCATTTTTCTCTTTATCATCAGTACTTTCATCTAATGAATACTCAATATTATATGGATTTACTCTATCCACCATCTCTAGGTTTTCTATAGTATCAAATAATTCATTGATATTTTTTATATGTGATAAATCAAGTGATGTAGACACATTTATTTTTGTAGCTTGTTGTCCTTCTTTTGTCGTTTGCTTGTCAATTATTACAACTTTAGTAGAAATAGATGTCCCTGCTTTATTAAATGCAATACCTGGTAAGATAATTTCTTTTATCAATATAGCTGATGTAGCTTCTTCACTTGCATACCATTTATCAAAATGTTTTTGACAAGCTGGGCCATTAGGTATTATAGCTACAATTCGACCGCCATCACGCAAATGTTTAAATGCTTTAGCTACATGTTCAATAGCTGTTTTACCACCTTGACCAAATGGTGGATTCATTATTACTGCATCAAATTTATTAATAGTATCAAGATTTTCAAATGGAATATCTCTAACCTTACCATTAAAGCTCATTCTAGTTAAATCTGCTAATTGTGAACTTGGTTCAATAGCTACATTTTTAGTTGTTGCAGGGAACCATCTCGCAATAGCTCCATGTCCAGCACTTGGTTCTAAAGCAGACTCTCCATCTTTCAATCTAGACCATTCAACCATTTTTAGACCGATTGGTTCTGGAGTAGCAAAATAATCTTTACCTTCACTAGATTTATTCTTACTTGTTTTCTTCTGATTGGCATAATAGAAAGTTTTTGCCTTATCATATGCTGTTTTTATATTTTGATTAGCATAATCTTTTTCTTTTCCGCCAGTCCCCTCTGATGAATTACCTGGTAAATTCTTTTTCCACTCATCACTATCAATTGTTTCTTGAAAAGCTTCAACAAAAGATTGTTTTAAATTTCGTGCTTCTTCTCCTAAAGCTAAATTTTCTACTGTTTCACTTCTTTGAGCAATATTTGTAGCAAAAGCTGTACGCTCCATTGATGTTCCTGTATTTAAGTAACGAAAGATAGCATTAGTTTTTTGGCCAACACGATAAATTCTGCCTTCCGTTTGAATAGCTTCTACAGGTTTAGTCGGCAATCCTAAATTAATCAATACTCTTTGATGTTTTCCTGTTTTATCATGAAGACTAATTCCTGCACTACCAGCGTCTGCTTGTACTAAGATTACATCAACCTCACTATTATCCTCATTAAATTTTGATAAGCTATCATTCTTTTCTTTTGCAGATAAGCTTCCATTATAAATAGCTATTTTATCACCAAAAGCTTCTGTCAATGTTTGTATAGGCGATGTCAATTCAGATAAATCAAGATTTACTAAATCAGGTCTTTCTTTACAAAATCTTTCATATTCATCTTTGATACGATTTTTAGTATAAGAAGTAAGTGATTTAAATTGTTCATCATCAAAAGATAGTTTAAATGGATGTTTGCTTTCATTTTTTAAATATCTATGAAATACTACTATTTTTTTACCAGTTTTTTTGTATTCTTTTATTAATTTTATAGCTTCTCTAGCTTTCACAGCTTCTAATAAAAATAATTTATTATAATAGCCATAACTTTTATTAAAGAAATTGGCTAAATTTGTATAGTTATTTTTACTATTAAATAGATATTCAAAGCCTTCATCTACTTTTTTACCTATTCCACCATCTACTAGAATAAAACCTCTATCATAATCTTTATCAATTACTAATCTTCTGCTAGATATAGCACCATCATTCTTTAATTTCTCATGAAATTCCATTTCCATTATGCTATTATCTACATCTGGATCAGGCTGTTCTAATCGGTTATATCTTATTTTGTAACCAAAATTTTTAACAAAAAATTTATCATGTGCTTCTTCAGTACTTAAATTTCCATTTTTCCTATCATAATTAAAAAGATATCCTTCCGCATAATCGATATTTTTAACATGACTAAATGGTGTTGCTGATAAAAATAATACTTTTGGCTTATCTTTTTCTTGTATTTGTTTCCATTGATTTTTTAATTCTATTCTTAATTCCGAATTAGAATTTTCCTCTGGATATAAATAATCAAAACGTGTGTTAAAGCCTCTTTCATTTAGAGTAATAGCTCTTAAATTCTTAATAGCACCTGTTTCTTTATTATTTTGATTACTGATTAATTTATGACATTCATCAATGACTACTAAATCCCAATTACGCTTAACAAGTGTTTTATTAGATGTAAAATTATTTAATGTAGTTATAGATATATTATTATTACCATTGTCTTTCTTATTCTTTAATGGCACTATATTAAGTCCAAATTTTTTGCCACTATCAATCCAACCATCATTGATACCTGTACTTGGCGATACAATTAAAATGTTCTTTTTTCCTTGTTCTACAAAACGTTTAACAATTCCCAATCCAGTAAATGTTTTTCCTGTACCTGTACCATTAGTAAATAACATTCCTGGTTTATTATTCACAAACATACGTGTTTCTGCTTTGAAAACATCATCTTGTTGTTCTGGCAATAATAAAGGTAGGTCATTCTTGATAGATTCAAGATTGCCTACCTTTATATCTTTTATATTAATTTGTTTTTGTTTATCTATAGTGCTTTCATCGAATAATGATTCATTAACAAAGTCAGTAATTCTTTCTGTTGTTGTTTCGTCAACCAATGGTCTTTCGTAGCTATCTGTAACGCTTCTTGATAGCTTAGTATCTCTGGTGCTATTGTCCGTATTTGCGGATTTTTCTTGGCGTATTGTGCTATCGCTAGTCTTTCCGCCAATATTGGTGCTATCTCCACGAATGCTAGTGCTACTATCTTGTCGTGGCCCCTCTCCACCATTTGTTCGTATATCTTGTCCATCTTCTCTACTGGATCGGTGGCTTTCATCATCTGTCCCCACATTGTCTTTATCGTTCCCCTGCTTATCTCGTGTAACCACTGTGTTGGAGCTGTCATTAAGCTCATTTTCATTTACCTCACTTTTCTTTTGATTGTCGCTAATATTATCATTTGATATAATATTATTAGAAGAAACATTTGATTTTACGGATATCGGGAGCCGTTCCTCTGTAACTCCAGTTTTATTGTTACTTTGGGATAATCGAACCGCACTATCACTGGAAATAGTGGCAATATCTTGTCCCTGTTTGCTATAAATCAATGTTTCTTTTTTTATTTGATTTTTAAAGCTCCCTATATTCTTAGGTATAGCAGTGATAATAATATAATAACCATTATCTTCGTTTTGTAATTCAAAATAAGTAGGTACTACATTTTGTTTAGCTTTTACATTATCATCATTTAATTTAACTAAAGAATATGTCGCTCTTTTTCCTTTTCCATTATCTTTTTTATAAATCACATCAAAATTTTCAGCAACATCTGCAATCATATCTTCAATCGAATTATACCCTATATGTTTAGCTTGTTTTTCATGTTTTTTAGCATGAATTAAGCCTTGTTTTTCGTTACCAACACGAAGTCGAATTTTCCCTGGTGTCAATTCTCCGCCAGTAGCATTTGATATAGATGATGTAATTTCTCCAAAATTCCTGCTTCCATTGGATTTTATAATAAATTCATTTTCATTAGCTTCAGCTAAAGATTTTCCACTTTCTGTTAAATATCCATATGCTAAATCAAATGATTTATTTTGTTTATTATTTGTATTCTTTTGTTCTACTTCATTTGCTTTTAAATCAAAAGAAGACCTATTTATATCTAACTGTTCTCTATTATTCTCAATAGATTGTGTTTCAGATGTAGATAAGTCTTCTTTTTGTATATCTGTTTCAATTTTATTGTCATATAAAGTTTTCTGTATTTGTTGTTTTTCTTTATCATTTAATATAGGTTCTAATTTTCTTTGCATAAAATCATTAGCTTTATTTACTCTATTAATATTATCACTACTAATAGCCTGCTCAAGATTATTTAAATCAACTTTTAATTGTTTTTCTTGTACTTTATCAAACAAAAGTTTACCTATATTTTTAGCAGCTTCTATATCTATTTCTTTTTGTTTTTGCTGAATATTTGTTTCATTACTTCTGCTGCTTGTTTGATTTTCTTTTGGTAATTGTCGTCCTTGTTCATATTGTTTTGCTTTGTCTGTAATTGTTTCAAGTCCATTTATAGCATCTTCCCTTCTTCTAAATTCATTTGCTACTTCTGGTGGTATCTGCATACCATATTGAGGATCTTCATATCCATATGACAAATGCTCTATAGCTGTATCTCTTAAATATCCTTCAATATCATTTTTTCCAAGAGGTCGATAATCTCTTGCTTTCATTATATCTCTATACCATTGATAATTATTGGAAAATCCAGGACTATTAATATATTCATCTGTTTTTTCATTATAATATACACTACGGGCTACTACTCCTTTTTTCATTTGAGAACGAAGTATTTCCATATAGTTTTGTATATCTTGTTCTTGCTCATTTTTCAGTAAGTTTAATACATCAACAAAAGATTTTCCAGTATCTTTAAAAGTGTAATCTAAATAGTCCATTGCTAATGCTTCTTCTTCAGATAAGCTATTTATAAATTCTTTATATTTTTTTGCTCTTTCTATAGATTTAGCTAATTGTTCTATAGAGTAATCATATTGATAATCTTGATTATAATTTTCCGCCATCAAATTGTTTTTTATTCTATAATATAACTCATTTGTCTTATCTTTTGACGATTTTTCTTCAGATTTAGTTTTATAAATAGGCTCTCTTTTTGCTTTCCAATCACCATATTCATCAAGAGGTAACATTAATTCATTACTCCAATTTATAGGATTAGTCATATCATCAGAAGAATATCCACCTTGATTACCATTATATAAAGCTTCATATATTTTATTATTTTTTTGCTTAGATTGCTCCTCTTCATATTTAGGCATATTTCGTTTTAAAATATCACCTAATAATCCATCACTGGATAAATCTTTTCCTTTATTTTTTGATATTACTGTTGGGCCTAAATCACTATAATTAGAAGGAAGTGTTGAAAAATGGTCTAATCTATCAATAATTCCTTTTATTTTATCTTGATTATTTCTATATTGAACAACTGGCACAGCAGCTATTTGATTATTATTTATATTAAATGGACTTTTTATCATTGATGCATTTTTTTGATAATCAATTTTTCTCTTATCTCTAATAATTTTATCTAATACATTACTAAAAGATTGGTATTGTTCTTGTTTACTATTATTTCTAGCTTCAGCTATTTCATCAGCAAGATGATTATTAGGATCATTTAATCCATTTAATAAAGTTGCTTTAATTACTTTTTCATCACTATTTAATGAATTTAATAAATATTGTATTGCAGTAATAGCATCTCTTTGTCTATTTATATCACTACTATCTAATAAAGCTTTTATCTTATCATAATTTACTATAGGATTAGTATTTTGTAATTCATTATTACTTTTTTCTAATTGTTTTAATAAATTATTTCCTAAAATTTTTAGTTTGTTTGTATCAAATTGGGGTTTATTATCTTTATTTTTATTAACTTTAAAAGCATTATCCGCCATAAAGCCTTTTTTCATATGCTCTATTTCTTCAGCTTTTTTTGCAGCTTCTAATGTTTTATTTTCACTATATAGCTTATTTTGTTCTTGGATAGCACTATCTATCTTCTTTTGTTGTTCTGAAGTAAAATTACTAGCTCTTTTTGCCTGCAATTTTGTTAGAAATTTTTTATCTGTTTTCTTTATATTATCAATTAAATTATCTAAAGCATATATATCATTATTACGCTTTATTTTAGTTAATTTATCTAAATATAAAATATTTCCATCTGTTTGAGCTTTAGCTATTTCCTCATCAACAATATCCCATTTTTCATCTTCAGATAAAGTATCTAAATCACTATTATTATCATTTTTTTCTGTTTTATACTCTGCTTGTGCAGGTTCATAAAGTGATATATCATCTGCTTTCATATTAGAATAATCATTATTTAATACATAACTATCATTATTGTAAAAGTCGTTAGCAGTTGAATTATCAATGTTTGGTGCACTATCTACTTGAGTTGATACACCAGGTATAGGCTCTCCATGGTCTGAAAAATGTATATGTCCGCCAGTAGCATTTGCTGATGGATTAGTATATTCATCAAGTGATGTTAAACCATATTTTTCGCCTTGTTTTATAAGCCATGCTCTAGCTTCAGGATCACTTGCTAATAAGTCATTAGCCACATCAATCGCTTGCCCACTATCATGCCAAGAAGAACCATCTCCATTTCTTTTCATGCTAGTTACATCTAAATTATAACCAAATTTATTATAGAAATCTCTTGCCAATAAATTTAATTTTTGTTCTGTTAATGTAGTAAGCCCTGTATCACTAACTTCTCCTAAGATATTGTAATATTTCTTATCAGGCAAAGAAATATTATTTAGTTCTTCAATTTTATTTAATACGTTATTGGCATAATTTATGGATTCAGAAAATCTTTCACCATTATCAAAGTTTCCTTCTCCTTCGTTATAAGCAATTAATGTATCTCGCCAATTGCCATATTTATCATATAAATATTTTAAATATTTAGCTCCACCCATTATATTTTGTTCTGGATCTTTTATATTTTTTACACCCATTGCTTTTGCTGTTTCAGGCATAAGTTGCATATAGCCTATAGCCCCTTGTTCTGATACTGCATTAGGATTATATGAAGATTCTATATTACTTACAGCTTGAATAATACTTGCAGGAATACCAGTTTCATTAGAAGCATTATTTATATATTTATCAAAATCTGGATTTCCTGTTGTAGCCCTAATTGTTGATGGTACAGCGGATAATCCACCACCAACTATCATACCTGTTTGCATAGCATCGATCTGATCTTGAGGTGCATTAAAAGGGTTAAATGAATATGGTTTATCTGTCCATTTGTTTTGAATACCTTGTTGTGTAAATTCTTCTGTGCCATTTTGTATAGCATTAATGCCAGTTGCTACAATTGCTTTTTTAAGTCGTTTAGGCAATGTTTTACCTAATGATGGATTTATTCCTTTTCCACCAAGTAACGTATATTCAATTGCATTAGAACCCATTAACATTGGCAAATTAGACATAGTAGTAGCCCAACCTCTTAGATATGGATTATCTAAGTTATTTTCTTTAGCATCTCTTACTACAGCTCCACCTTCAGACATAGATTCAGGAAAGGCTGTCATTGCCCCCTTCAACGCTAATTCAGCTGACTTTCTGATCATAGGATTTGTTGTACTTTGAATTAACTTCATTAAGTAAGTTGGTGCTAAATAAGCTGAGGGAGCTAAGGCAAGCATTGAACCTGCTGCATTAGGTAATGTGTAAGTTAATCCTTCTGGATCTGTAAAAAATTCTTTAGAAAAAATATTTCCGCTAAAATTTTTATTTGGACTAGTTTTTTTACTTATAAAATTTAGTTCATGTCCTGTATTTAATCCAAATAAGTCAACTATACCGCCATACGTATTACTTATTCCATTAATAAGACTTTTAGGTGCATTATAGTTATATTCTTGTGTTCTTTCTAAGGCATTTAAATTTCTTTTTTGGAAATTTTTCAACCAATTTGGTTCTAAAGTTGATTCATTTGCATATTTTTTACCAGCTTCTGTAATTTTATCAGTAGAATTTTTATCAAATTCTGTCGCTTGATAAGCTAATCCACTCAATAATCCAATAGGAGATACATCATAAAGAGTCTGAAAGCTTTCGGGAAGATTTATACTCTGTTTTATTCTTTTAGGAATATCTATTGATAGATGGTTAGATAGTTTATCATGATTTACGTCTCCATTACCAGGATAAGTATTTGCCGTTTTATTACTAGAATCATATTTGCCTGTTCCTTTTAAATAATCTTTGCCCGTTGTAGAATAATCAACATTATTTTTATGGAATTTATTTGATACCCATTTAAGATTATTATCTATACCATTAGCAATATCATTTGTTATATCTGATACAGTATCTATAGCATTATCAAAAAAACCTTTTTCTTCAGGCTCATTCTTTATAACACCAGAATTATTACTATTTAACCATGTTCGCGAATTTACTTTTCTAAAATAATCTAATCTATTTGACATTATAACACCTCTTAATCACTATATTCTGGTAAGTATTCTTTTCTTATTTCATCAGGTATAGCATTCCAATATTTGCGAGCATTATCTTCATTTCCAGCTTTTTTCTCACGTAAAAAATTAAATACATATATTATAGAATTGGAGAAAAACTGATATTCATCTTCTGTTAAATATGGTCCATATTTTGCCAATTCTTGCTGATATTTATTCAATGTATCTTCACTTGATAAAGCATCATCGTTTTTAGCTGAAGACAATAAATTAAATACTAAACTATTTATTTCACCAAACATTTTTTGCTCTTCTTTGCTTAAGTTATTATTATTGGAATTATTTTGTTTTTCTATATTAGCTTTATAACTGATAAGATCTTTTTGATTATTTGTATCAATACCTGCTCGATAAGCATATGAAGCATCTTGTCTTTTATTTTTTTCTATATCATTTCTATCTTCTAAGTCATATCTTTTTTGTTGAAGTTCTTCATTATACTTAGCTTGTTTATCCATTGCTGTTAATTGATTTTGTGCAGATACTGCATCACGTGCTAGTTGTAAACCAAAAGCATATTGGTCTTTTGGCATACCATATGCTGATAATAGCTGTGTAAATGCATCTGGATCCTCAAGACGTAATTGAGCAAGCATAGACATACCAAGATTATTAACACTACCATCAGGATTAGTACCATATGATATAAATTGGTCGGATAAATCACTCATTTTTCTTGACTGATATGCAGCTGATTTTTGTGTTGCTATTTCTCTTGCTGCTGTTTCACCTACACCGCTTTTTAATACTCGCTCATAAATATCTTGCCAATATTCTTGAGTTGTTAAATAATTTGGTGTAGATGTATTAGTATTATTAAATTGTGGTGTTTCATTTAAATATGCTAATTTAGCTCTATCTAAGGATATATCAGAATCAAATGACGATACATCTAATCCATATTGTCTTGCTAGATCTCTGGCATTTTTAGCTTGTACTTGTGCAAGGAAGCGTTCATCATCTGTACTTGCATTATCATACATATATTTAGCTTGAATTAACTGTCTTTCAATGCTATTAGCTAAATTCTGTTGATATGAAGATATTTTTTGTGGTATAGGTTCTTTATAATAATTTAAATCCGCCATAGATTTTTGAGATTGTTCCTGTGTTTTATCTGCACCAAAATAACTACTATCTACACCTAATTTATTTAATTCTTCTCTAGCAGCATTTGCCTGTGCATTAGCAGACTGCATTCCTTCAGTATCATTATTAGCTTGAGCTTTCATATAATCTTCCTTTGCACTATTGATAATATTTATATAATAATCAATTCGTGGTTTTAAATATTCAGGTAAAGAATTAGCCGCCACTTCATTACTAGAAGCGACGGCATTATTAAAAGACATTGGTTGATTATAATATCCCAAAGCATATTTCATACTAAGATCATCTTTCACTTTTAGTTTATTTGAATCACCTAATAAATAACTTTCCTTTGGTACTGTTGTCGTATTTACTTTATTTTTATTTGTTGTAGATATTTGTTGTTCTACTGTTGGTAATTGCATATTTTGATAAGCTGATATAGTACGATTATCATTAGCCATTTGATTATACTGATTCAGTGTAGTTCCTTCTGGGATACTAGCATTTGTTTCCATTACTTGTCGAACATAATCACTATTATCTCCTAGAATATCGCTTTCTTTCGAACCTTTATTTTCAATACCACTTAATATACCATCTGAAGTAGCTTCATTTGATGATATTGGTTCACTTATAACTGCTTCAGCAGCTTCTAATCCTTTTTTCTTATTTCCTCTAGTAAAATAGTTATTTAAAAATGCTCCTAATCCATAACCAATTGCTTGCTCAATCGGCATACTAGCTACAGCTAATCCTCTTTTTAAGTTATACATTTTATCCCACTGGTCTTGATTTTGATATGCATTTATTCCTTGTTCCATAAAAATCATTCTCCTTTATCTTTTAAAATAATCCGCCAAATAATCCACCAAGTAATCCGCCACTGCTAGTGGTTTGAGTAGTTGTAGTCGTTCCTTTACCTGCTAATGCATTAAGCGTAGAATTGCCTGAACTTGCAAGCCCTGTTGAAGCATTCCACAAATTAAGTGCTGGCTGTTGAGCCGCTTCTTGTGCTCCTGCTGCTGTTGTTATTCCTGCCGATGCATTACTGATATTTCCATTATTTATTCCATTTAATAAGTTCATGTAACTTTGTTGTTGTTGTGAAATAGTATTATTCACACTATCAGATAAATCTTTCATTCCTGTAGTTGTTACAGAACTATTCAATACACCATTATTAGCAAGTCCATTTAATAAATTACCCATACTATTTTGAGCTATGGTTGATACATTATTAGTTATATTGTCTAGTGCTGCTTGCGGTAATTGTCCATTAGCCAAAGCTTGATTATTTTGGTTTGCTTGATTTATTTGACTTTGTGCTTGATTATTAGCTGTGTTAAAATCATATTGAACAGCACCTATTGAGTTTTGCAGAATATTTTTAGCAGTATCATTTAACCATGATGCATTAGGTGCATATTGATTAGCTAAATCAGCTTGAACTTTTTGCAGCTGTAGCTCATACTGAGTTGGTTGATACGATTGGTTGTTTACCGTTGTATTTCCTTTGAATAACTGCAAATCTATATAATAAATTTTAGGTTTGTATGCATGCATAGCCTCACCTACTTTCTATATCTAAATATCCCATGTTACATAATAAGAAATCCTTGTTATATCATCATGCATATGTACAGGTGATATACGAGCCTTCTTACCTTCTTTGTTTTCTGCATAATAGATAAAAGAGCCGTCATGAAGCGGCTCTTTTTTAGTTATCTTATATCCCCAAAAACGAATATAAGCTTTTATATTTTCTCGTATGCATATTGTACCTAGTTTTTTTATCCCTAGCATTTGAGCAAATATTATAGCGAAATCTCGCCAAAATTTGCCATCACCAGCCATTTGATAAATCATTAGCATACTATTATCTTGAGTAGTGCCAATTTCACAAAAGCCACGAGAAGGCAAATAAAAAAGCTTAAACCCTTCTTTTTGTTTAAACTTATCTTTTGTTTTTTGCTCATATTTTTTTATATATTCATCTAATGTATTATTCATATAAAAAATCCCATAAATAAACCATTTTTCCCTCATGGGAAAAATGTAACTAAAAAGCTTATAAATAAACTTATTTTAAAATTCCCAAATAAATATAATTATCTCAATGTGGGAAAAATGGCATCAAAACTTAAATTTATAACCTAAAATAACTGTTTTTTCATCAGCAACTATCCAAGTATTTTTTATATCCCCAGCTATGGCGATACCATTATTTCCAATACCTAGACCAATAGCATAATTCTTTTCTTTGTTAATCTGTTGATTGTTTTCGTACTGCGTCAATAATTGATTGGCATTCGTTAATGAGCTGGTCAAATCGTTCACTTGCGTCTGTAGCTGTTCCGATTGCGTTTTCAAGTTTTGTACTTGTTCCTTCGATATTTGAAGCTGTTCCTGCAATGTCTTGTTTTGCTCCTTCAGCTCGGTCAAGTTCGTTTCTAATTGCGTCAGTTGGCTTTCCGTTATCGTATAAGTCTTTTCTGTCGCTCCACAGACTGCACACATACAAGACCACAATAATAATACCGCCAATAATAATATATTTATATTTTTTAATCTTACTAAGCACATCATTCAAGTGTGTTCACTTCCATTTCTTCAATACAAGGATTTAATGCTCTAAGCCCTGTAAAATAAAGTACATCGCCCTGCATAAAGCAAAATTCAGGTATATTATCCAATAATACCTGATTAGGATTTTTAGATGTTTCAAAGATGTCTTTAATCTTTGCTTTTGTAATACCTTCAATTGGTTCTTTACTTACAAGTTTAATGGTTTTAATCATGATAAACACTCCTTCATTTTGTAACTTCCGCATTATTTAATAATTGAATTATCTCATTGATTTTATTTTTTAATACATCTAGCGTGAGCGTATCTCCGTTTTCTGTAATTTGATTTATTTGAGGTTGTTGTATTATACCTACATGGTTTGTAGTTAAGAGTAAATTTGTTACCTCTTTAGACAAATTACTCAATATAATAGTGTTTTCAGCTATCTTTTCTGAAATTATAGCATTATTAACCAGCTTTTCTGTAGTTATTGATAAATCTTTTATCATACTTGTTTCAATTTTGTCATCAGCCAAGAGCTTATCAACTACTTCTTTTGCAAGCTTAATTAAGGTAACAGCACCATCAACAATTTTTTCTGTACTTACAGAATTATCGTTTGGAATATTTCCTTCTGCTACTTTTAGCTTAGTTATCTCCCACCATGCTTTTAAATACTGCTCTTTCCGCCAAAAAGGTTTAGAAAATGGCTGATAATCTTTACCAGCCATTGCCATTACTATTGAATATAAATATTGTTCTTCTAAATCTGTTGTCGGTTTTGGTAAATTATCTATTATATCCTGGTAATCATTCATAGTAGACACTGCAATCAAGCCCCATATTTCCAATTCGTTCACAATCGGTGTATTGCCACATTCGACATATACGATTAGGATTTTCTATGGCAAAACTATTTTCTGGATAATATTGAGCTGACCAAATAGGTACATAATCAGGCAATGCTTTTAAGTCTATAATATTTGTGAGCCAATTATAAGAACTATATAAGCCTACATAGTTATACCCTTTATCCAATAATGTACTGATAAAATTAGCAATAGGATAAACTACATTTAAATATCCTTCTAGCATATCTTTATCTTCAGCATCATACCAAATACCAAGTTCAGGATTTTTCCCATTAAGATATGTCTTAATCTGTTTATCAACCCAATTAGCTTCTGCTACAGCTTCATGAATAAATGTCGCATGGCTATAATAATAAACGCCATAGCGTAATCCATACGCTACAGCGTTATTTACATGTTCTATAAACTTTTCATCAAGTTTATAATGTTCTCCTATTTTTAGAATAACTCCTTCAATTCCAGCGTCTTTTACTGTCTGCCAATCGATCCATTCTTGCCAAGCAGAAATATCAATTACTTTCATCATTAATCACCGCCAAATCAATACCTTCAATTCCTGCACGTTCTTCTAATACTTTTAATTTGGCTCTCATATAAATTAATTGTTCATATAAAAGCTCATAACTGCATTTAGGCTTAAATGGTAATGTTCCTGCTTTATAAGCTTTTAACATTTTTGCTAAACCTTCTGCTCTATTTTTATCCTGTGCGTATTCAGCTTGAAATCTTTCTTTAAAATCAGCACTTAACATTAATTTAACAGTATCTTTTAATTCCATAATTTCACCTTTCTAAATCCAATCAATAATAGTATTTTCCTTGAAATTTTTTTCCCATACGAACCAAGCAAAAGCCATTGCTGTTGATTTACTATATGTTTTAAAATCTCCATTTTTAGCACAATTTAATCTTGCACTAGATACATAAACTTTTTTAGGTGGAAATTCTTTAAAAAATTTACCACGTTCTATACCTTCTAAGAATAATAATCTTAGAAATAATGCTACCTTTGAACCAGTATTAATAATATTCAAAGCATGTTTCAAAAATGGTAAAGCTATTTTATAAGGAGGATTAGTTATTATATCACCTGCCCATTTATTATAATCAAAAAAATCTTTTTGTATCCCATACCCTCTATCTATTAAATCACTTGATAAAACATTATAATTATAACTTTTTAAAACTTCACTCATATGTCCTTGTCCACATGCTGGTTCTAAAATAACATTATTAAATTTTTCTTTTTCCATTAATAAAATAGTTGCTTTAGGTTCAGTTGCATAAAAATCATTTTCTTCACGTTTTGATTTAGCATGATTGCTTGCACCTAAAACTTTTATAGAATTACTTCCCATTATTTATCATTAAATCCTTTTCTAGCAGATTGAAGTAAAAATGTAAGCAAATTATATATTTGTGCAAAAATATATCTTTCATGATTTTCTTTACCAATGCCCATATTATAGAAATTAGTAATTACAAAACCATTTTTACATGATGTTTCGATAATTTCATGGTTTGCTCCAGTAATTGATGTGCTTGTAATAAAATTGCAAACATCTTTTTGAGTAATAGTATCTTCTTTTTCTAGTTCTAAATACTGTGCTTCAAAGATATCTTTAGGACACCAAGATATATAACCATCAGGATAATAAATTTTATATCCTTCATCTCCAGTCATATGACCTTTGAAGTCTTTCCATGCTTTGCATGGTTCTGCTTTTATCATTTTTACGCTAATATAATTTTTCATTTTTATTCTCCTTTAACAGTATAATTTTCCCATTTTTTATAAACATCTACATAAGTTTCATTTTCATTGCCGTTATGAGTTATTTCGTAGTACATACCATCACTAACTGTAGTGCTTACAAGAGCTTTCCAATTTTGCAATGTTTTAGAAAACCAAACTACATAAATATCATCTAATGTAATTTGTTTATTATCTGTTTTATCTACGTGAGAATTAAAATATTCCATTACAATTTTTCTTGCTTGTTCTTGCATTATTAATCCTTCTTTCTTTTTATTTTCTAATTTTTTCTTTTTGCATGGCATACTGTGCTAAGTTATTTTTTAATTTAGTTGGAACTGGTACACCACAGTTTGTAGCATTTTCTAATATGCTCAAGCCCTCATTTGCGATATAAAATAAAATCGCAATATCTCGCGTGATAGTTCCTTGATTGAAAACAATATCTGCCGTATGTGCCACCATAATAATAATTACGATAACAGCCTTTTTTGCTAATCCTCGCCAACCTTTTCTGCTATCAAGTTTTTTGTTTGGATTTATCCAGGCTGATAAAAGACCTGTTATATAATCTAACACCATTAGTAGCAAAATAGCTTCCCACAAGTTTGACCAACTACCAAACAAATGACTACATATAGTCCCCACTGTAGCGAAACACGCTCCCCATTCAATCTCTAATCGGACTGGTATAATCGTCTTGCAAAACGAAACCATATCCGCCAAAAAATCCTGCATTTTAATCACCTTCTTAAAATTTAATTTGATAAAACAAGCCGCCAGCCATTGTAGCGTATGCGTCGTTATTATCTACATGGTCATCGACAAACTTTTCTTTTGCCCAGGCAATAGCTGAAGTAATTAAAAAAGCTTCAAACGCACTGCAACCTACATTACGCTGAAGCTGGTCTTGAATTACATATCCTGCCATAAAATGTAAAGCTTTATCTGTTGGAATATTATCCTGTATATCATGCAGGCTATTAGCACTTGCAGTTGCTGTAGATAAAAAGAAGGCACAACATAACGCTAATAATAATTTACGCATTGTCTGTACCTTCTTTATTTTTATTTACATTTTCTGTTGTATTTTGATATGCAATGCAATTAGGATTAGTACATTTACCATCTGCTAATTCTCCTGCACAATATTTACAACGTTCTTTTCTAGTAAAAAATGCCATTTTATTTATCCTCCTGAGTTAATTTTTTTATTAATGTTTCATATACAAGTTTATTCGATTCTTCTTTTGTTTTGCATTTTTTCATTTTAGACGTGAAATCTTTATCTCGTACAAATAAATTAAGCAATTTGCGTTTGAAATAATATAGATATATTACCGCTCCAATTATTAATAATATAATAATCGGTGTAAGTATTTTAATAGTATCCGTGTCCAGAAGTGTAAGCCATATAAAGTAATCCATATTTATTCTCCTTTTAATATTTCTTGTTTAGCTACCTCATACGCCTGATTAAATTCCATAAATTCTTGTTGTATAGATTGTATAGCCTCTGTATTTCCAGCAAGCGTAGCAGTATCTAAATCTTGTTTAAATCCTTCTTTTTGTGCATTATATTCTACTTCTAAAGCAACTAAAGCTCTTGCCTGTAATTCTTCTTGTGTTGGTTCAGGTGGTATATAAATAACTGGTTTTCCTGTTTGGTTATCTCTCTTAAATTTAGCATAATTATTATCTTCATTACTCATATTACCTATATAGTAATTGTATTCTTCTAATGGAATTTCAATATATCCATCAGACGTGAGTTTATTTTTTCCGCCATAATTATTAACATGAAACGATGGAATGAATCCTTCTGGCAATCCTTCGTCATTGAATTTTGCAAAATATGTTGTAGTCATTATAATATCTCCTTGTTATTTTATTAAAAAAGGGGTAATTTAAATGCGCAAACCAAATGGATATGGTAGCATTAAAAAATTAAGTGGAAATAGGCGGAGACCTTACGTTTTTCTTGTCTCTATAGAAGGAAAGCAAAAGCCTATTTCCTATTTTTGTACACAAGCAGAGGCAGAAATTTATGCTGCCGATTATAATAAGAAAAATAATAAAATTCTTCATGGGCATGAAATCACCTTTGATGAGCTATTTTATAGATGGTTACCATTCCATATAGATAAATACCAACCTAGCAAAAGTACCATAAATAGCTATAAAAATTCTTATAAACATTGCCTACCTTTACATGAAATGCCATTAAAAAAAATTAAATATTATCATCTACAAGATGTAATTGATACTGTTAAGAAAAAAGGACTTTCCTACAGTAGTTGTAAGAAAATCCGCTCTCTAATTAGTTTAATGTTTAAATATGGAATTATGATGGAGTATTGCAATAAGAACTATGCCAATCTATTAAATTTAGGTAAAAATAAAGCAATCCGTCCACACAAACCTTTTACAAGACAAAAAATAAATAAGTTATGGTCTAATTTAAATATTGAAGGTGTCGATACTGTATTAATCCTAATTTATACGGGAATGAGAGTCGGAGAGCTTTTAAACCTTACTAAAGACAATATTTATATGCGACAAAAATACATTAAAATTACAAAATCCAAAACTAAAAGTGGGTTGCGTGCAATTCCTATTCATGAAAAAATTTTCCCGCTTATCACAAAAAGAATGAATATGCCTGGTAAATACCTTATTTGCCGACATGATGAAAAGCCTTATAACTACAGCATTTATTGCACTTTATGGGATAAGATTATGCTGACAATTAATGCCAAACATACCCCTCACGATTGTCGTCATACTTGTGCAACTTTGATGGATAACGCAGAAGTAAACTATAATGCTAAACGTAAAATATTAGGTCATGCATGCAGTGATGTTACAAATGGAGTTTATACTCATAAAGATATTAGACAGCTCCGCAAAGCAATAAACAAAATAAAATAATTGTTACTAATAAGCTACTCTTATTTTTTATACTATTAGAAAAAACAAGGTTTTATCTATATATACTAGTGTTACTAATGTTACTTCTAAAAATCATTAAAACAATATATTTTTAAACTTAAAAACCGTTGCAAAATCTGTTAAGCCTTTAATTGCAACGGTTTATTCTATATATATAATTTATAAAAATATCAATGGTAATCACTATCTAAATGATTTGCTGTAAATACAGATAAATCTTGCGTATTATCATATAGTTTATTTAATAGTAGCCTTAAATCTTCTTGCGAAATATAAATATGACCATTAGTCCTACTATTTATAGTATCTATTATTTCTTTAGACTCCGTACTCCAGATATAAGATAATTCTTCGATATCCTCTTTTGTTAAATGTATGTTTACCATATCTGAGCTTCCCCATTGATATTGATTAGATATGTCCTCTTCTTCTAAAGTTGTAGGCAGTACCCACATTGTATACTCAGGTATTTTGCTTTTGAACTCAATCTCTTTTTTTGTTTTAGGTTCTACAACCACTTTCGTGTTAAATAGTTTTTTTATTTTGGTATATATATTATTAAACATATGCATCAACCTTTCATTAGACAGTGGGGATTATTAATATTAAAAAAAGACCATACGCAAGAGCCTGATAGCAATTTTGTACAGGAAACATTGGATTTACCAATAAGTTTAAAAATAGTAGTATGCGGAATATCTACATGTAATGTCTTAATAAATACTTATTGTTATATTCATGCTACATTGCCCACTTTAACAATAGGAAGAAATCCATATAATGCAGATACAAAACACTACTATCTAATTGTCGGAAAATAATTAACTTCCTATAAACACCGATATTCCACTAACACCTGTAGGTGCTAGCTCCCCTGTTTGTTCTGTTCCATTAGGATATGCTCCATAAATATAACAAGAATTAATATCTTTGTTTTTTATAATTAAATTATAAAAATATCCTGTATAATCAAAAGCCCAATAAAAATATAAATTATTTTTAAATGCTATTGGAAATGTAAAAGTATTATTTTTCCCTTGTTCTACATTTGTAACAAACATTCCCCACTGTAGAATTAGTCCGCCAAATAATTTTCCTAAGCAAATATAACCATTTTGAGCTATCAACCAATTAACACCTAAAAAACTTCCACTACTACTTACACCTGTTTCTTCTGTGCCTGCTAATTTAGATATCAATTTAAATACCATAGTTGTTACAAATTTTTGTACCCATCTTGTACTTGCTATTTTATTTGAATTATCATCATCAGGCGGATCTTCACCTATTACATCAGTTTTAACAACTTCGTTTAGATTAATTTCATTTGTTGTTCCATCACCTTTAGTAATAGTTATTTTGTTGTCTGCACCAGTTATATTAGATACAAACTTACTAAAAATCTTTTTTGTAAATAATGCTAATCCGTTAGCATCTAAAAACTTCATGTACTACACCTCCATTAATAAATATGTTTTCCATTTCACTAGAATTAATACATTCATCTCCAGATGGTTCAGGATATAAACCACTATTTAAATACAAGTCATCAATAGTATCTGTATCAATGGCAGAATTTAAACTATATACTGTTATATATCCATCTCCTTTATTGAGAAAAATATCTATTATTGTTTCATCAATAATAGCCTCTTTTTCTTCTAGAGTTGTATCTTCATTTAATTTTAAAATATCATCAATAATGTCATTAGTAATAGAAGTAAAACATAATACTTCACTTTGTTTCCTTTGGTTACAGTTACTATACCATTACTTTCTAATACATCTTTTACATAAGTAACATCTATTTGTTGTCCTAAGTTATCTTTTGCAGCTTTAACAGCACTTTGAGCAAGTTCAACATTATTTATTTTTACAATAGAAGTACCGCCATCACCTTTATACATTGTTATGTTACCACCATAAGTTGATAACTTTTTTATATAAGTTTGATGTATTTGTTGACCTAAATTATCTTGCAATGTTTTTGTAGCATAATTAGCATTATCTGAATTAATCGCATGAGTTACATTGTTAATAGTAACTTTTGAAGTTGTACCATTTCCTTTGGTGATAGTAAGTTCAGCATTAGAGCCTGTTACACCTTTTACATAAGTAGTATCAATTTGCTGATTTTTGTTATCTTTTAAGGTTGTATCCGCATGAGCTACATTGTTTATTGTTAAACTACCTGTGGAATTATCTCCCTTAGTAAATACGATTGTTGCATCATCTGCTTTTAATGATTTAATGAAGGTTTCGTCAGCATATTCTTTAGCTCCAAAATATAACTTAGTTATATCGCCCATCAATGTCCATTTTGTGTTGGTTTTATCTCTTACATATAAATTATTCTCTTCAAATTTAAACTCGTACGGTAAAGGATTGTCTGCATCAATAGTTTGGTGAGTTACTATTTTATATAAAAGCTCATAAATATGCTCTATTTCTCCCATATATTTTTTTGAAAAAATTATTACATTATCTCCTCTATATTGAAAATATAAAGGGAATACTGGTGCTAATTTCCCATTTTGAATTGTTGGTAATGCCTTTGGTAATCCATATTTTATCTCAATAGCATCTGTATCCATTTTTTCACCACCTTATACTTCTACTACATCAGCTTGAATATAATTTAAAATAAAAGGTTCTCCAATACCTGCTCCGCTTATTCGTACTTCTGGAGTTCTATATACTACTCTTCTTGTACGTCTTAAAGTTTCTAACGTTTGAATATCTTTTTTATCGTATTCAAGTTCATATAAACTTTCATAGCTATCTTCTAGTTTATCTGATGTATCTACATAGATATCTCTTAAATGTTCTATTGGTTCGTAATTATCTACAATCGGACGTGTATTATCAAATAAATAGCTACTATACATTCTAGGCAACGGTATACATATATTACCTACCAAAAAGTGGCTATTATAGCTATGTTCATATTTAAACAAAGTTACACATAGTGTTATTCGTTTTACTAAATACTCATAATTTGCCATATGTGTTTTCATTTGCACTTTAAAACGTAGTGGCTCATTATCATCATAAAAACTGTCTGCATTTAATTTACAAACAGTTTTTTCTTTTATCACATATACATCATTATTTATAGATAATACATCAACTATTACACTATTGAATTTCCTCTGAAAAAAAGCACTTGTATTGCAATCTAATACAAGTACATAACCATTTTCGCCTATACACCATACCTGGTTTAATGGTGGTACATAACGAAGCTTTGTATTACTAGGTAGGTTTGCAATCTTACTAGCAACTTTAGAACCTATATTTGTAGGTTTCATATCGCCATATTCCTGCGTTGTCTGAATACTTTGCAGGGCTATATCGCTCATAATCAGTACGTTATTAATTATGTTGCAATAACTAGCAGTACCTTTACAGAATATATTTCTTCCTAATTCACTAATTCGCCAATCTGGATATTCATTTTCTAAGCGGAAAACCATTCCATTTGATTTTATGAATAAAATATCTTTACTCATATTGACCATGCCCATGATATGACCGCCAACTTTATATCCAATTTGAGCAAATAGACTTGCCGATGGGTCGTTTGAGTCTTGAGTCCAGTTGGTTTCATCACCAACTCCAGAAAATAATACCTGGTCTGTATCATCAAAAATGAGCACACGACCAGAACGAATATACACGCCGTTACAATGTTCTGGACTTGTTTCTATTGTTTCTACATCTTCAATCCCCTTAGCATATTGAAGTTTACCGCCACTAGCAATCAAAAGACCATCTTCCCACATAGCAGTTATTACTTCGCCTGTTCCCGTTAAAGTTCCAACTTCTTTTACTTCAGAAAAATTTTTTGTGGCCAGAATTTTATTATCTTCTGTAAATAAAATAAGTGCAGAATTTAAAATATCAAACGCTGCACTTTTAAATGTATATTCAGTTGTAGTATATAAAGTATCGGTGCCCTGCACTGTGCGAAGTAATTTAGAATTACTGTCTATTTCCATATTAACTACTTCAGCAAGTTCATTGTCTGCTATTAGATTTTCTGTACAGGATACATTAAGACCGCCAGTAAAGTCTTGCAACATCACAGATTGTTGATTAGCATGTTTTGTAGATAATCTCATTACCATACCGCCCTTATTACATCACAATCATCAGGCAACGAATCATAATATCCAGAAATAACATATACTGTATCTCTTTCTCTTAATATATTTTCTAATTGTGCTACTATTTGACTCATAACCGACATTTCTTGAGACATATCAAACTCATTTCCCATGGATAATCGAATTAATGCATATTCAATTAGCATATCATCAAATTCATTCGGAAAAGGACTTTTTCCATTATCATCATCAGACAAAGTCATTTCTTTTATATCTTCTACAGCTAAAATTTCATAATTAATAGGCTTATCAGGTATAGGATACAAATTTATAGTCTTTAAACCTGTTATGAAATAAGCATAAGGAAAGCCATGCTTATCCATATTTAGGATATCTGCACGGCTTTTATAAATTATACGTTTGCCATTTATTCTAATATCTACTATTTTTACAGGTATAAAATCCAACTCAATTATATTTTCATTAGTATTTAAATTACCTTTAGTCACATTAGACAACAATTCTGGCTTTAACTGTAAAATCATACGTCTTAAAAATCTAGAACCAGCATTCAAACAATTTAGTATAGCTATATCGTCATAACCTGTTTCTTGCTCATCATGTACTAAAATTCTAACTCGCTTTATTAATTCTTCTACAGCTAACATCGTTATACCTCATCAATCTGGTACAGCTGAAGTTAAAATATTTACTGTAGCAAAATCTGTAGGTGTACTTCCATCAATTTTAAATACAGACTTAGCTACACCATAAGTACGAGAAATAGCCACACCATATTGGTTATCATAGTCAAATAATTTTTCTTTCCATGCTAAATCAATACCATTTGCCATTACACCTGCTTGAGCACCCAACAATAATCCATGTCCTACCCATGTAGAACTATCACCAGTTTGACCAATTGGAACATTTTCATTTTCATGTACGACTACACCATTATATAAACCAGTAGCACCTGTAAAAATAGGATTTTTCATGCCACGAATATTAGCATATTGCTGTGCATTAATCCATTTTTCATCTTCTTTTAAATCACGAATTTGATATGGATGCAATACCATTACATAATATTCTCCACCATTAACATGAACAGGTCTGATTTTAGGATTAGACATCTGTGCCAAACGTTTTGCTTTACCTAAAACAGTAGTATTCATTTTAGCACTACTTGTAATATTAGCTTCAGCTGAAATACTAGTACCGCCATAAATAACTTTATCTGCTGTTGGATTAGCTGTCAGTACTTTAAATAAATCATCATCAATTCTTTCTCTAAGCCAAATAGATAATCCATCTTTTGCATTTTTACGCATATTTTCTTTACTTTTCTTTTCTTCAAATTTACCTTTTAGGCGTACAGCATTTCTAAGCTGGTTAATAGTGAAGTCAAAGCTTCTGTATTCCATTTTTTCTTCATTGCCTTCTAAGATATCATCTCCTGTAACACCATCACCTTTTAATTTAAGTACAAGTGATTGTGTTATTCTATCTCCAGCTTCTTTCTCTAAATCATTCAGAACTTGAATAATATTATTAACACCTTCACCCATGAATTTGCCAAAGAATAAATCTTTCATAGCTGTAGTCCATGTTTGTTTTGCCCATGCTTTTTTTACAAGTTCTTCAGGAACAGTTGTTTCTGCAAATAGTCTTAAATCCATATTTGCTGGTAAAGATATCTGCATTCCTCGTCCTTCAAAACCCATATTTTTAAAGTATTTGGGAAATGCTCTTTTCAATTCGTCTTCATTAAATTTAAAATTACTTAAACACATATATAGTACCTTCTTTCTTTATTTATTCACCTAATAAAATTTTTTGATACTTCTCTGGTATTTTTTCCCATGGTCGGTTATTCATCATTTCAATAGCAATATCTACATCACTTTTGCCTGAAGTATCTCCGCCACCTGATAATTTATCTGCTCGTGGCATTTTTTTAGCTTGTTTATATTTATTTACTACTTTATCTTGTTTTTCTTTTTGTTTTGCATTTATATCTTTATAATATTCACGTTTAGCATTTTCAAAATAAGCTTCAATAGTATATCGGTCTGATGGTGAAGCTACTCCTCGTTCTAATCTTGCATAAGCATCACGAATTATATTTTGATTAACCACAGATTGCTTTTCAAAATATCCATTTATAGCAAAATCTTGTATCTCTTTAAAATGTGTATCTTTCTTTTGTTCATTTTCAAATGCTTTAAATGCCGCCATATTTTCTCTATGGGCCTGCATAAATGCTTCTTTTCTTTGATTTCTCAATGCCAATTCACTATTAACATTGCTCATAATATTATCTTTAGCAATTTCAAAAGCTGCTTCATAATCCGCTTTCTTTTGAGCACCATTATCTTCAAACTCTAAATCATTTAATTGTTCTTCTGTCAAATTGACTGATTTTAAAGCTATTTTTTTTGCTTCACTTATTACAGTACGTGCAAATTCAATCGGAACTTGCTCTAATTTAATAGGTTTAAAAGGTGCAGGTCTAAATTCCTGTTGTTTAGGAATTTGCTCTTGTTGTTTTCTTAATTGCTCATTTTCTTTGCGTAATTTAGCAAGCTGCTCTTCAATGCCTTCGGTAGGTTTATCTTCTATTTTTTCTTCATCATCTTGTTTAGATTGCTGTTCTTCTTGCTCATCTTTTTTACTTTCAAGTTTTTCATCTTCAGCTTTTTGTTGTTCTCTAAATTTATTAGTAAATTCTCTAGCAATCTCTGGATCTAATCCTTCAAACTCTTCAGGAATACTTATTTCATCATCTTCAGTATTATCTACATCATCTACTGTTTCATCAGCTACAACATCAGAATCAATTTGATTATCTTCAAAATCATCTTCAGCAAATAATTGCAAATTAAAAATTCTTAATACGTCCATAATATATCTCCTAACTCAAATTTTATTAAGTAATTTATCTGCAAAGTTCAGGCTAGTCTTCTTATTCAAGAGATTATCCATACGTTCGGCTACATTCATAAAAGTATTTATAGTTTCTCTTTCATCTTCGGTTAATTGATAACCTGGATTATTCTTGAATTTATCCATACGTTCAATACTAAAATCTAAAATTTTACCGCATAAATCTTCTACTGATTTTTGCAATTCTTCTATTTTACTTACTGGTTCGTTTTTTTCATCTACTTGCTCTTTTGCTTGACTGCTAGATTGTTGTTCTTGAGTATTTTTATCTTCCACTTCTTTACTAATTGCTTTTGTTATTTTTCTTACCGCCATTACAAATTACTCCTTATCTTCATCGTTTTGATAATCAATCTGATAAATAGGCTCAAAGACTTTTTCAAACACTTCATTTGGCACAGGATATACTTTTCCATCAATACTTTTTACAAGATAATCTTTATTAAATCTAGCTGTAAATTTTCTATTTTTATAAATATCTTCGACCAGAAGTCTTGGATTTTCAACATCAGAAAAATCCACGTTTAAAAATGGTTCGCCTAATACATCTTGAATATTTTTTAAATCTTCTACATTGTTAAAACTTAATTTTATAGCTTCTACTTCATTTACTCTTCTACGATATTTCATCAATATTTTCTCCTTTTACATATTACATAGCTGGAATATTTCCTGACCTCAACGAATTTAAAGCTGCTAGAGTCATATTGCTATTATTTTGTTGTGGTGCTTGATTTTGATTTATTGGTTGACTATTAATTTCTGCCTGATTTTTTACTTGCTGTAATAATATTTGAGCTGTCTGTGCTGGTATACCTAAATTAATTAATTGCGATAAAATCTGATTAGTTGGTATACCTTGATTTATAGCTTGCATTATTTGATTTGTAATTTGCTGATTATTCACTTGTTGTTTATTTGCTTGCTGTTGTAATAATTGTGGATAATTATAAGCAACAAACTGCTTAATAGCTTCATCAGCAATTTTTTGGTCAATAAGTCCTGCTTTTGCCGCCATAGCGAGCTGAATAGCAGGTGGTGCGTCTTTAAAAGCAATAGAATTACTCATACGGATTTGTTTTGCTTGTTCAGCAGCAGCTTGAGCTTCTTGTGCCTTTTGTTGAGCTTGCTGTCTTTGTTGTAATCTCTGTTTTATATCTTCTTTATTAGGGATATCTGATAAGTCTAAGATTAAATCAAATACAGCATCACCTGGAACACCCAATGTTTTAACAGCATCAATAAGTGAATACATCTGTGCTTGTCTTTGTGAAGCACTAGCCTGTGTATCCGCCACAATGATATCAAAATCACCTTGAGTTATATCATTTAAAGTCGTTGTTACAGCTTGCCCAAAAGGCCCTATTTGTGTAACTTGTTGATTTATTGTGATAAAATCTGGTTTTCCACCAACACCTTCAATACGAAAAACCTTTTTTTCTGTATAAAATTGTTGTACTAAACCTTTACGACCATGTTTTCCCCATAACAATGATGCTAAACGTTTTTTACATTTACGAAGATTATCAAACATTGGTGCAATATGAGTTATAGCTTGCTTTTGCTTTAATTCTATTGCTCTACCACTTGCATTAGCAGGCATATCTACACCCATTAAAGCTTCGTTTATACCAGAAATAGAAGGCAAATCAGCAGCAGCTTCTTGTCCTGCTTGAAATAATGATAATGGTGGCTGTGGTGCTTCTAATCTTTGCATAGCTCCACGAGATAATGTCCCTGGCTGAACTTCTATTACACCACCTGGAAGACTAGCCAATTTTTTCATATGGGCTTTTTGTTCATCAGATTGTGCATCTGTTTCACGAATCCAGTTATTATATGAAGAAGTATTTAATATGTGAAGTGATTGACTTCTACGTTTATTAACTTCTCGCTGTGGATCTTTTAAGTCTCTGACAATACCAGCAGGCTCATCTTCATCAAAAAATTTAAATACTACAAAGGGAATAAATGGTATTTGTCCATGTTCATAAGGACTTTCGATATCTTCTAGCAAAACACCGCCAAAAAAAGAACAAACCCTTACCTTGTCTACAGTAATTGTTTGTTCTATCGGTATTTGCCCTGACAAATACATTTGCATTAATTGTTCTTCAGATATATTTTGCATATCTTGTTCATTAATTATTTTTCCACCAGGCATTATATAAATTTTTTCTTTAACTTTTACCTTATACCAGCATTCAACTAAACGTAATTTTTGTAAATCTCTTTTGTAATATAGATGGTCATATTGTTCATCTACTGGTTCCATAGAGTCATATTCTTGCTGTTGATTTTTTATTTCTTCTGCTTTTTCTGGATATACATTTATTAAGTCAGCTTTATTAACCCATTTAGCACGAATAATATAATTGGCATCAGAATAATCTATTTCTTTTGCTTCTGGATCTATATACATATTAAAAGGGCTTTCACGAGCAATTTTTATTTCTCCATCGCCCATTTCTTCATCAAATTTGTAATAAACCCAAAACCAACCAATACCGCCAATAGCACCATCCATAAAAACTTGAGACTCTTGATATTCATAATCACAATCATCAAAGATATACTTTGTAACACCTTCACGGACTTTACAAAGCTCCATATCATCATTTGTCCTAGGCAAAAAGGAAATATCATAACGATTAAGCCTTTGATATCCTGATAATACATTCATAAGTGGTTTTATTTTATTAATAGTAATTGCAGGTCTACCAAATTTTTCAAGCTGTTCTTTATCTGCATTTTTCCATTGCTTACCAGATACAAATCTATAATCTTCTTTAGCATCTTTCCGCCAATCTCTTGATTTATCTACAGCATCTTGAAACCATTCTCTTATCTTTCCTAGCCCAATTTTATTTTCTTCTGGTGCAGCTCTTACATCATTATTTACTTCATCAAACATTTATTATTCCTCTTTAAAACATTTTGGATATGTCTCTTTTATTGCTTTTAAACCCAATATAGCAGATTTTATTATTGCTTCTGTCTGTATTGTTTTATCACAAGTAAAAGATACATATCCTTTTTGTATTTTATTTACATTACATTTACTATATTCATTGCAACCATATAATGCTGTTTGTGCGATAGCAGAAACAGCACTGCAAACAATATCCTCTTTGTCTTTTTTGGCATAATTTGCATGTCCACGAACTAAAAGACCAATGATATTTTCATTTGCAGGTGAACTTATTTTTGTAAAATAAACCATACATTCTCCTTACATTCTCCTTTTAATAAGCCCATGCACTAGGTTCATGGCTTATATTTTCATAATCATTTTTCTTAAACTTCCAACCATCTTTTTCAGGTCTTGTTGGCTTATATGGTCTAGATAAACATGCATATCCTGTTTCATCAACACAATGGTCTTCACCATTCGTATCGATTTTTTCAGGCTGACGTTTATCATGAGTAACTAAAGGGAATGTTCTCAAATTATGAAAACATGTACTAAAAAAGCGTAAAGCTGGTATTTGTACTCCGTCTTTACGCTTATATCCTTCTAATCTTAATTTTATTTCTTCCGCCATAGCCATTCTTCCTTTACCACATTCTCTAAATGTAGTATGACCATTTTTTATTAATACTTTATTTATTTCTTCAGCTACAGTAGGAACACCTGTATTTATATTGGCCCAACATGCACTATCTAATACTCCATAAGCTATTTTTTCATCACATTCCCTATCGACTATTTTTTGAGCTACTTGTGCAGCTGTTTCTTTTGTCCCTACATTTGCTTTACCACCATAGCCATATAATTCACGATATTTCCAAAGATTACCATCATAATCTACTGCATACCAACCTACAGCATAAGGCTTTGCACTTCCCCAGTCCATACTTCTAAATCTCACCCAATTATCTGGTATTTTAAAAGGTTTTACGACATGTCGTTTTTCAGAGAAATTAGAAAAAAACTGTCCACCAAGTAAGCCCCATTCGCCAAGACCATATACACGATACCCTTCAGGATCTTGCTCTTTTCTCATCATCATACGTTCGCTATATGCTGGATCAATAAATAAGTTATCTTGATAAGTAGATTTATGTGTAAATATCGATGCTCGTGGTGTATCAAAATATTTTGCTTTTATCCAATGAGTTGCAGATACAGGATTAAAAGATAATGTTATTTGATAATATAGATTTTCATTAATCAGTTTTCCACGCAAGCGGTCATCTAGTATATCTATATCATTTTCTTCTAATTCTGTTGCTTCTTCAGCCCAAATCCAAGTTAATTTACCACGTGTAAAAGTAACAGACTTAACACCTTCACGTTGTTTATCATCTTTCATACCACGGAATAATACTTCATTTCCTGTTGTTTTACATCGCAGTGCTAATGGTGATTTACCTATATCCCAATAAAAATCCGCCATACTACCACATATACGATTAATCGCAGACACTAATTCGCTATATGTACTTTGACGGTTCCAATCCCCTATTTTACGAATAACTAATAAGTTAGCACCTTTGTATTTAGGGTTCATTAATTTTAAGATATAGTCTTGTGCTATATTTACACTTTTACCACTACCAGCACTACCTCTCATACAACGATATCGACATCTTGTTTCATTTGCTTGTTTAAATATTGGATTGAAATAAACTCTAGTTTCCGCCATCTTCTTGCACCTCACTACCTTCTTCATCAGGTGGTTTGCCATAAAATGGTTGTAAAATCAACGGTTCTGCTGGCGGTTGCGGTGGAGTAGATTTTATCTTAGTGATATTTAATTTTTCTTGTTCAATTACCAGGCGTTGTTTGTCCATTTCACGCTGGTATAGATTAGGTACCAAATCAAAATACCTCATCACGATTTCCCATGCCCATTTTTTATCCATCATTTTTATTGAAGGTCCATCTTTACCCATTTTCACTTCATTTATTACTGATGTATCTACTAAATCACTATCAATCAAATCAACGTAATTTATCAACTTTTTTAATGGTTTTCCATCTACTTTCACAGGCCCAAATTGTCCTATTACTTGTTCTTCACGCTGTCCCCATTTTACATAATCGCCGATATCTGCACCGATAATTTTCAGACAATATTTTAGCAAATCATTTATGTCTACTTTTATTCCCTCGCAAATTACATTTTTAAGATGTTTTATTTCAGCACGAATATCATCACGTTTTAGCAGTATATTTGCTTTCTTAGCTGCACTCTTTTTATTAGTGGCTAAGCCTGATTTTAATATAGCTTGAGTGCCATTCCACTTTTCCACATAATAAGCACAAAACACTTGTTCAGCTTCTGTTAAATTAGGAGAAATATCTATTGTTTTAGAAGTTGCAACCTTTTTATTTTTTTGCAACTTTTTTGTAGTTGCTTTTACCATGGTTGCATTATCAGACCAGTATCGTTTTTTCCATGACTTTACAGTAGATAAACTAACCTCGTATTTAGTGGCTATTTCTGCATATTTCATGCCTTTCTTATAATCTTTTTCCGCCAACTCATATTTTTTTACTTCATTTGGCATTTCACCACCTTCCTTGATTAAAAATGAGCATTAAAAAAGGCACATGACCTCTATCTTAGTCATATGCCTTAATAACTTTCAAATGGATATAAAAAACCTTGATATCATTATAACATAAAAATCGATAAATTTTTCCTAGAAAAAATAAAAATTTTTTATTTTTTTACAATTATTTTCATTATGTCTAAATTCATCTATTAAAAATATTTTTTTATTTTATAGACTTTATTAGACTTTATTAGGTTTTATTAAGTTTCATTAGACTTTATTAGGTCTTATTAAAAGTGTGTGTTAGTTGCGTTAAAATACTTAATTATATATAATAAAAAAGGAGCCAACATGGCAACTTTGGCTCCTTTGATAAGTTTAATATTGGCAGTATTAAACTATATCTTAGATAATAAGATTATACCATCACCTTCTTGAAAGTGAGGTGATTTATTTGAGAATATTAAAATATATACATCTAGTGTTAAAAATACTAAAAGATATTATTCTAATTTATAAAGAACTCTAAATAAAAATAATTAACGTAGCAAAGGTATTTAATCTTATTATCTACTTTATAAAGCAAGAGATTGGCAGTCTCTTGCTTTTTTATTAACTTTGTGTTATTTATTAACACATTCTTAGCATATATTTTATTTTTATTCCTGTCAAGAATATTTGTTGCAATGCGTACATTTATTTCATCTTTATAAATCTTATCTGACAGATATAAAATACAGATAATTTACAATACTTTATCTAATTTTTTATGATATTTATTCTAGATCTATTTATTAGAACAGTGCAAAATACTCAAATATGACTTCATTACATTAAATAAGCATAAAAAAGGCATATGACCTCTAATTCGTCATATGCCTTAATAATTTTCAAATAAAAAAATTATTTACCATTATTGTTTTTTGAAAAAACACCTTTAAAAATTAAAGCTATTGTACCAAGACCAGTTATAATAGATGCAATATCTTTATCTAAATAAGCTAAAAAGAATGTACCTAATAAACCTACAATAATAATAGTAAAAGCCATAAGTTGACTTCTTTTATCAAAATTAATACTTCCCTCTAATGCTCTTTTTCCCATATCTCGTGTATGTTTAGAATCTTCTTCAAATACAGTTAAAATTCTATTAGGTAAATCAGGACTTATTTCTTTATATCTTTGAAGTTCTTCAGCTGCAGGTATAGGGCCTTCATACTGTTTAGCTTGCAATACATGTAATTCATTTTCAGAATTACAATTTACACCTACCTTATGTTCTCTTGTTACAAGTTTATTTCTTTGATTACTTTTATTTGCCATCTATTTAGTTACTTCTCCCATTGCTTTTCGCAATCTAAAGCCTAAATTAGTCCAGTTTTTTCGAGATAATTCATTTGCATTTTTAGGGACAAATTTTTTATAATCTTGTTTATTATCTAATTGTATACTAATTAAACCTTTATTAACCATAATAACGATTTTTCTCATTTTGTGCCACATAATAGACGCCCCCTCTTATTAATATTATATATCAATATTTCTCATTTGCATAATAAATTTTCAACGTACTTTTATAAGTCCTATTTGACAAGCATAAGACAAGGAAAACCACAGTATTTTATCTAATTCTTTATAATACTTATTTTTACTTATCTCTAGTTTGGTACATATAAAATTATAATTCTTATGTCTTATAAATTTATAATATAATATCATCTTGATACTTTTACTGGAATAGGAGCAGTTTTTTGCAAAATGTTCAAATACAGCTCTTGCCAATTCTAGCCATTTTTCAGGCTTTTTAATTTTAATTATCTTATTATCAATTTCAATTACTACTGAATTTAATGGTGTAGTATTACTTACAGCTTCATTCGCTGTTGGATCAGAAATAAAGGCTTTACCTTTACCACCAGATTTACCATTATAATTATGGTCTGCTCTACAATCCGCCACAGCTTTTTTTATAAGTTCATATTGGCTTAATCTTTTTTCAATTAGTTTCAAAGCTTCATAGCAAACAAGTTCACTCATTTTTATCACCTCAATAAATATTCCAGTTTATTGAGTTTTTTTGTTACTTAAGTTTATTTACTTCTACTTCACCAGTTAAAATACAATGCAATAAAATAAGATGCACATTTTTATCTTCACAAGACATCAAACCTTCTTCACTGAAATAACAAGGATTATGCTCATAGTCTTTATCATAAGCAACTATTCTTAAATTAAATTTATCTCCTAATTCAAGACCAAACATATTTGCTACTTCTTTCATACAATTTCTTATCATCTTCATCACACCTTAATAAAAAATTCTTCCCTTATTTCTCCATATCTTTAACTCAATCTTTCTACTTGCCATGATAAATTTTCTACATCTCACTATATCTGATACATTCTTTTTTAATTTATAAGCCCTCTGAAGATTTATATAATGTATTTTTCTTCTAGGTAATCTATTATTTGTTGCATTTACCTTGATAGATAAATCAATGTCATTATTAAATTCAAAAAACATCTATTCACCGCCATTCGATTTTATCAATATCTTTGCTTTCAATGCCCAAAGTACCGCCAGTAAATCTCCTGAACGTATATCTTTATCGCCTTTGATGTAATGATACAAAGATTTATAACTCATATGCGATAATTGAGCCAACTTTGCTATAGATATATCTTTACTATGCATACGTTTTATAATTATCGTTCTTACTTTTTTAGCATGTTCTTCATTATTCATGTTCATTTCCTAGATGCTGATACTGATGGAGCACATCATCACTTATTTTCATTTGCTTGTAATTTTGTTTGTGCTCTTTCACCTAATACATATAATTTACATTCTTCAACAAATTTATCTATATCTTGCTGTTCAGCTTCAGATAAATTAATCTTCTTTTTAGCTGGTCTACAATATCTTTTAGGAAAATTTTGTTTTAATACCTCTCTTGTAGGCAATACATATTGACCTAAAAATACTACAGAATCAACAATATCATTTTCATAAGTGAATTTTGCCCCTGTTATCATCAATCTATCCTTGATTGAAAAAGGATATGATAATATACTTACACCTATTTCAGATAATTTTTTTAGTGCTTTTATAAATTCTGGTCGAGGTGGTTCACAATCACTTATATCCACTTTTTTATAGCCATTTGTATAACTAATGCTTATTTTTCCTTTTAAGCCATCATATGTTATCTTCTTTATCAAAATCATTGACAATGCCATCACTCCTCAATACAAGATATGGGCCTAGAATAAAACTCCATATTTTCTATTTTTTGGCCACTTTTTAAATCTAAAAATTTTATGCAATTTAAATCTTGCTTTACTTCATAGGCTTTTATATCTTCTATTTTTAAATAAGCTCGATTATATTCTTCTTTCATTACTGACCATAATCGCCATGGCACAAAGAATGCTCTCTCTTTAATGCCTATAACAACACCTGTTATAGCACCCAAATCATAATGCTTTTTCAAACATTTTATTTGTTCATCGCTTAATACACTTGCATTCATTTTGTCTTGTGAAGTGTATTTTGCTTCAAAGACTATTGCCTTACCAAATTTTAATGTACCTTTAAAATCTGGTTGAGCTTTCTTTGTGAAACTTCCTTGAAATTTACCTTGACCAATTGGCTTAGATATTTTAAATGGTTCAGGTGTCTTTTCGATGAAAGCCCTATTGAATAAATCATAGCCAATACAACCGCCAATAATTCTATTTTCAAAAAAACTACCTTGCTTATTATTCATCAATCCACGATAAGATTTATCTAACATATCTAATATCATCTCCTCTTTCTTCCCACCAATTATCTTTACTAAATATTTCAGGCATACTAGGCAATGAATGTTTTTTCGTCCTTCGCCTATTACAAATTACCCCAATATGAATTAATGTATATCGTTGGACTCGACAGCAATCCCAATGCTCACCATTGTCTAACCAGCCATAACCATTGTAGATACTATTTTTATCCACCAAATATCCCTTTATTGAGCTTGGATTTAATTTCCATTCTTTTGCTTTAATCAATTGTTTTCTTATCTCTGGCATAACAAGATTTAATGATGCACAAAAACGCTTTTTATGAATTCTATCTTTACGATAAAAAGTCTCCTGACTATTTTTAATGAGATAATCTGCTATTTTTTTATAATTCACATAACCATATTCATTAAGAAATAAATGTTTAAAGCTCATACCACCACCTGATATTTTCCGCCAAAGATTAGCAATGATAGATGTATCAAATTTATTTACTAACATATGAAAGTGAACCATACCTCTTTTTGTTCTTCCTGCTGTATAAATATATTTCAGCTCAATATTTTCTTTTTTGTATGCTCGCCTTAGATATGCTAAAAAAAGACTGATATCCTTTCTTGCTTTTTCTGGTTCAATAGGTTGTCTTGCTGGATAAGTCAAAGTAAGCCACAAATCATCTTTGGTGAAATTCTCTGCTATTTTCCAACCACAAATACGGCTTGCCTTTTGGTCTTGATATTTTAATTGATTTATCGGAGTTTTTCTTTGAGCTGGAGCATTATATATTTTCTTGCCCAACTTACCCGAATAATATTTGTATACCTCTATGTTATTTTTCATATATACTTTCATCTGCACATAAGACATAAAATCACCATTACATTTTTATTTTGTTCATCTAAATAATACCTTTAACGAGCTAGTAAAAGGCTCAAACGAACCTTTTAAAATTTTCATAAATTGACTTTATGCCACATAGAAGATATACTTTTCTTAGCTTAATAGTGGCATTTTTATGTAGATGCAGTCTGCTCTTTTAGCAGGCTGTTTTTTTTATTTAGATAAGGCAAAAAGTACCCACTAAGAGTACTTTTCACCTTATGAAGTCTTGCTCGGATTTATTCGGAAATACTCGGATTTTCTCGGAGTAATTCGGATTTGTTCGGATTTACTCGGAAATATTCGGAAATGCTCGGACTTGTTCGGATTTACTCGGATTGTCAGAGCATATATTTATCCCAAATAGATTCTAGACTTTCTTCTTTATATTCTTTTTCTTCTTTTTTTGATGAAGTTTGTAAAAAACTCATATCTGCATTTAATTCAAGAGATGTTTCCTTGCTTTTCATCACAGCGTCTTTACTATTAGAAATCAATTCTTCAATATCTTTTAATCTTGTCTTTGGATAAGTAAGACCACTAATACATATAAAATTACGACTACGTTTATTAAATGTAGTGAAATTATCTATAGGAGTACCAATGGCTTTTTGCAAATCTTGATTTACTTCTTCAGGGTTTAATCGTTCATCTGCAAGTGAAAGAGCTGTATATTGTAAAATATTATCTTGTTCCCTTTTAGCAAAGATACTATTATTCTGTAGACTATCTAATAATCTAGCCACTGTATTTTCACCTTCAGGAACAGCTATCATCACCGCCATATTATGTGCAGATAATACTTTCTTTATTTCTGAAAAATCAATATTCCCTTTTATAGATTTATCTGTAGCTGGTATATGCAAAAATTCATCTAAATAAGCGACAAATTCTTTATTTATCATATATTTATCTTTAAACTCCTCATTATCTAGTACGAAACAAGCTCCACCTCTTTGAATATTGCTAATTTCTTTAAAACAACAATAAGCATTTGAATTTGCTTGTATACTTTCTTTATTTGATGGCAAAATAACCACACTACAAATGATTTTGTCTTTATAATCTGGGTGCATAGTAAGTATATCCACCAATACTGGGCCTTGACTGCTACCAGTACCGCCACCACTTGTATATCCTACAAATATTATTTCTGCATCACCTGCATGGTTTTTTATCTGTGTACTTATATTAGGAAAGTCTTTTCTTATCAAATCACGACCAATACTTCTATCTTTGCTACAGCCTTCACCACCAACAATATGATATTTATGCTTGATAGTCAGTGTATTCAAATCTTCTTTACTTGTATTAATAGCTAGTGTAGGATATCCCTTATTTTCCAATCCTTGAGCTAAATTGCCACCACCTTGACCTATGCCAATATAAAAAACCTTATCTTTTATACTCATAAAAATTCTCCTTTGTTTGTAAAAAGGCTGGTTATATATCTAACCAGCCCTAATTTTTTTCTTTTTTTAATGCAACTATACCAGCTTCAGTAATGTAATAACTGTCAGATTTTCCAACTTTAATACCTTTCTCTACAAAACCTTCATCAATCAAAATCTTTATATTTCTATACACAGTATCTACAGGGCTTTTTATCGGTATTCTATCAGCAAGTTCTTTGACTGTTATTCCACGTACTTTCTTAAATGCTTGTGCTACATTCAATTCAGCCAAAATAAATACTTGTAATCTACTCATTTTTTCCTCGGATTTTCTCGGATTTATTCGGAAATATACGGATTAGCTCGGAAATACTCGGATTTATTCGGAATTTCTCGGACTAACCCGTATTTATTCGGATTTTCTCGGATTTTCTCGGTTGATTATTTTTATATTTATGTTATATTATTTATACAGTCAATTATTATTTTATTTGTATTTTTTTATTAGTAACTTTTCGCCAATCTGCAAATCTGTTTTGATATGTGGATTGGCTTTTTTCATTTCATTCATATAAGCTAAAATATTTTCTTCATCAGTAATATTCTTACTAGCTACCGACCACAGAGTATCTCCTGGTTGAACTATATAAATTTCTTCTACAGGCTTATTTTCATCTACCGCTCCTAAACCGATAAGACCGATACTTCCTACCGCCAAAATTCCTAAAATCCTACGATATCTATACCATCTTTTCAACATTTATATACTCACCATCTTTCTTATTATGGTTTCCAATTTTAACTTAAACTTCTTAGAACTAGACAATTCACTTTTCCACCAATATTCTATTAACTTGCCCTTACAACCATACAAATCGTCCATTTGTTTGATGATTTTCTTTGGTATAGGGGCTTTTTTTGTTTCATAGCGATTTAGTGTTGTAGCACCAATTTGTAAAAAATCTGCTGCTACCTGAAGTGTCCAACCTTTTCGTTCTCTCAATTTTTGGTATGGTGTTATAATGATAGTTTTTACAGTATCTTGATATAATTTATCATCACTCACATATACCACCTCATATTCACTTATAATTAAATTGCCTTACGTCTTTGATTATTGATATATTGCTCAATATCATCAATATGCACCTGTCTTCTACCTCTTGTTTTCACATCTGGCAATTCGTGTGCTTCTAACATAGCTCTTACTGTACTAGGAGATATTCCTAATAAAGAAGCTGTTCCATTTACACTTACTAAACCAGCTTCAGATATTTTCACATTCTTACTCTTAGCCATATCTCGTATACTGCCGACTTCCTTCAATGCTTTTATTTCTGCATCTTGTTTCTTGATATACTCTGTAGCCATGTTTAAAGCATTTTGCAATTCATAAATAACTGCATTTGCACTTAACATAAATTCACCTTCTTTCGATCGATTATTACTTCATTAACTTTTATCTAATTAAATACATACCGCCATTTATTTAAATTTTTCATCAATAAACTGGAATTTACGATAATTTAATATGGATTATCTATTTAATTAGATATGGTGCTTTATAATATGCACCATACGTCCAGCAACGATAAGGTTTATCAAAACTAATATATTCAGGTCTTTTCACAGTCATTAATAACATCATCACTATATTCAATTGTCTTTTTTGTTGCTGGACTTATGCTACATACTATTTTTTATTACTAAATTTATTATTCTATTCAATCTAATAAACGAATAATCAATCCTATTATTAAAACGACAAATACATATATATACCAATGGAAAATTATTAAGATGATTTAACGATTATAAAGAATTTGCATTTATTTTTTACTTTTAGAGTGCATATCTGTCGTGGCTCTTGCTATACATTAGTTTTATTGGTGTACATTAATACATAATTAACAAAAAACTCTACATATTTTCTCAATCAACAAAATTACTTGATTTTGTAGTTGAAAGAGTCAAAAAAAATAACCTCCATAGGAATAGAAAAATCTTTTTCCATTTTTAACATTGTTTCGTTGTTAGGTACAGTTCGACCAGTTTCCCATGAAAACCATGTTTGTTGGGTAACACCATAGATGTTAGCCATTTCATTTTGTGTTTTGTCTCCACGCAATAATTTTAAGAGATTTCGTTTCATATAAAAATCACCTCACAAAAGCAACTACAAAATGTAGTTTATTTTAAATAAATGATATCACTACATTTTGTAGTTGTCAAGTTTTTAATATATGTTTTGTAGTAAAATATTCTTTTTTACTACAAATTGCTGTAAAATCTTTAATTAAAGGAGTGATATACATTGTTCTATAAAATATTAAAAGCTGAACGTATGAAAAAAGGTTTATCTCAATTAGCGTTCGCTAAAATACTTGGAATTTCTCAACAAACAATTGGTAGTTGGGAAACAGGAAGAACTTCTCCTGATTTAGAAACATTAATAAAAATTGCTAGTTTTTTTAATGTTTCCACAGACTATTTATTAGGTGTAACAGATGTTCCTACTAAAAATAATGTTCAAAGTAATCTAATAAAACTTTCTGATGAAGAATTACAACTTATAAAAAAATATCGTGAATTACCATTAAAAGCACAAAAAAAAATTAAATTTAATATTGATATTGAACATGATGATGTAATAAATTTGGAAAAAACTAAAACTAAGTCAGACATGAAGGAAATCTCATAATTACTACTAAAGATTTTTGGCAAAACAAAAAGACATAATAGATTACTATTATGTCTTAAAAATAAAATTCCAAAGAAGTGATACGATGAAAACTATTTATAAAGAAATTTTTAGCTGTTTATTTGTTGTAGGATCAATATACGCTTTTGTGTTAAATTTGCACATAGCTTTTTCAGTTTATGATATTTTTATGGAAGAATTTCATTCATACATTTTTGCTCTTTTTTCTGGTATATGTAGTTTTTTTGGATTAATCATTTTATGTATATACATATCATATTTAAGAGATAAACAAAACGATAATCAAATAGAACTCAATCGACTGCAACAAATAGAATTGCAATACAACAAATTAAAAAGTGATATTCCAAAATATAAAAATGAAATAACTAAAAGAAACATTATTATTTCACAATTAAATGAATATAAATTAAATACTATAGATAAAAATAATAATGTAGAATTTTGGAAAAATAAATATGATGAAATTAATAAAAAATATAAACGAGCAAATGATGAAGCAATTTATTTTAGACGTGCTTATGATAAAGAAAACTCAAAATCAGCATTACTCGAAAAAAAACTATCTGTATCTTCTAAAAATGAGGTAACGTTTTGGAAAAACAAATATTTACAATATGTTAATGAAATTAATAACTCCAAAAATATCCAACTCAATTCAAAGCTTGTAGAATATTGGCAAAATGAGTGTAAAAAAAAATCTCAAGAAATAGCTGAATTGAAAAAAATAATTTCTTCATCAAAAAGTTAAATGATTTTTAAAATACTTAAAATCTTAGATAACAAAAAAAGATGTAATAATAATCTATTATGTCTTGAAAATAAATTTATAAAGAAGTGATTTATTAAAAAGCTAACTTAAAACTTTTATTAATAATTTAAAGAGGTGTTATTATGAGCAAAAATTTTATTTTAGGTCTTATTTCATTTTTATTATTTTATTTTATGATTCCTACTACATCATTTGCATATGATATATCTGATGATTATTCTTTAGGATATAAAATCGGTACAAATCTAAAAGCATTAAGTGGTGATCACGATGTACAAGAATATTGGGACGAATCTCAAAAAAATCAGTTAAAAAATATAAAAAAAGTTTTAGTATTAACAACTATAAATCCTAATAGTATTGATTATATTGGTTATCAAAATACAAATTTAATTGTTGAAAATTTAGGCTATAAAGCACTATTAGATAATAAGTTTAATGTCGAAAAAGCAAGCAATATTCAATCCTTAATTATTCAAACATTACCAAATGCTACTAGTGAACAAAAACAACAAGCTATGATTAATTACATAATGAATTCAAATATTGATGCTATGTTAATTATTGATATTGGTGCATTTACTCGAGTAAATAGCTCCGCCATTGTATTATTTAATATGAAATTAATAAATCTAAAAAATCCTTCATCTCCTATAATGGTAGAACGACAAGAATATCGTATAGCAAACTCTAGTAGGTTTAAAGTTGCTAGTGCTGATGGAACAGGTCAAAGAATATTAAATAAATTTATTAAAGATATTGTAAAAGAAACTAATTAAAGTATATAAACGTATCAAGAAAGAAGTGATATTTTGAATACTAACAAAGTTAATATAGTACTCTTAATACTTATTATTATTTTAGGCGGTATCATCTATAATCAACAGCAACAAATAAAATCTTTACAAGATACTACAGCTACTTTATCAGAAAAAATTAGAACATCTCAAAGCGATATTTATTCATTATTATATCGTATGGGAAAATTAGAAACTACAACAAATAATAACGACACTTATGTTCAAGACTTAGAAGATCGATTATCAGAAACTGAAAGCCAAGTATCTAAAACAAGATATGATGTTGATAAGGCTAAAAGTGATATAGATGACACTAGAAATGATATCGATGATATTGAAGGATATTATTATACTGATACTAACTTAAGTGATTTAGATAATCGATTAAATAATGTTGAAAATAAATTACATCACAATTGGTAATTTATATTAATTTTATATGAATGAAGATGATTCTATGATTAAAAAATTTTTTATTTTATTCTTTTTTGCATTATCTATATTTTTTCCAACTGTTTCTTATGCAGAAATTAATAATGACATTATTCCTAAATGGGAGTATATAGCTAGTAGTAATAATACAATATATTATATTGATATTAATCGTAATAATATCCTTGAACCTGATCCCAAAACAATAGTATTTAATATGGCTATAGATACTAATGATTTTTATACAGTAGCCAAAATGAATGTTCGACTAAGTGATAATGATATTTGGTTATACAGAATGGAACAATATGCTGTTCTTGATAAAAAAACAAAAAAAGTCATTGAACAAAGTCAAATTCCTACGTATTGGCAAGAAATCGAATCTATGTCAGCACCAATTATACAAGGACTAGCTATTCTTTCCGAGAAATATCCTAGATTATAATCTAAAAATCCGCCATATATTCCATATTAACTCATATCTACAATAAAAAAGGCACTATATAACAATAGTGTCTTAATTACATATAACACTTATATGATTTTCATAAGATATTTATACAAAAAGGAGTGTTTATTATTCAAGAATATAATTTAATCAAAAGTGTTCTATCAATAGGTTCAAATTTTATTAAACCTATGATAGAAAAGTGGCATCTAAATCACCAAGTAGATGATTGTCTTATTAATTTTGATATCGTTTTAGATAAGTATTTTGAACGAAGTGCTAAAAAATGTTCTTTATTAAATACAGTCGTTCAAAATATAGAAAAGAAACCATTAAAAAATATTTATTTCCCATTAACATTAAAACCTATGTTTTTTTCAGCAAATGATGATATTATTAAATTAGACGAATATAATAAAGAAAGGCTAGAAAAATATAATAATATCCTCATCATAGATAATGCTGGTATGGGAAAAAGTACTCTAATGAAATTTTTATTTTTAGATGTTTTAGAGAAAAAACATATTGGTATTCCTTTTTTTATAGAACTTAGACTACTTCCTACAGATAAATCTATCATAGATTATTTATTTGAAGAAATTGAAGATATAAAAGATGCTACATCTTCAAAAGTAAAAAAAGAATTTCTAAAATCAATGATCGAATATGGAGATTGTATATTTTTCTTTGATGGGTACGATGAAGTGTCGCCAGATAATAAAGCAATCATTAATCAAAAACTTCAAGATTTTATAAATAAAGCTCATAAAAATAAATACTTTATATCTTCTAGACCCGATGAATCTTTAAGTAGTTTTTATAATGAATTTTATCAATTTAAAATAAAACCATTATCAAAAGAAGAAGCCTATACATTATTAACTAAATTTGATAATAATGGAGCAATCTCTAAAGATCTCATAACTCAATTGGAAAAAGATGACAAATTCAAAAGATTGCATGAGTTTTTAAGTAATCCACTTATGGTATCATTACTATATTTTAATTATAAACGTATACCAATTTTACCAGGTGATAAATGTAGATTTTATAACAATGTATATGAGAATTTGTACGAAGAACATGATCTAAGAAAAGGTGGCAAATTCAATCATGCAAAATATAGTGGCTTAGACCTTGTAGATTTTGAAAGAATACTATATTATATTGGATTTTATAGTACTTTTAAATTACAAAAAACAATTTATACAAAAGATGAATTATTATCATTGATAGATGATGCTTCAGTTCATTATAATAATAGTCTTAAACCACTACACAGTGATTTTAAATCTATTGATTATTTAAATGATTTATTAAAGACAGTTCCTTTATTTACAAAAATTGATATTTATTATAGTTGGATACACAATTCTTTCCAAGAATATTTTTCGGCTCATTTTATAAAGAATTCATCTAGCAAGGAAAAAATCATCAGTATAGTATTTAAATATAAAAACATAGGTACTTACTATAATTTACTAGATTTTTATTATCAAATAGATCCTGAGCCAATAAATAATATAATTATCAAGCTATTCTTAAAAGAATTTTTGACTTATATGGATTCTACAAAAATAACTGATGAAAACTATCTTTTAGTAAAAGCTCTTTTATTCAGTCAAAATATCACATTGAAACACAGCAATACAAAAGCCTTTAATCCATTTAATGAACAACTTGTCAGATTAGCTACAATATTAGAAACATATACTGATCATTCTTATGACGTTAGATACCAATTATATCCTAATATCAATATTCACACCGAACATAACATTTCATGGGAATTACAAACCTTTCTCAAAAATCATAATATAGATTTATGGAAAGAAATTCAATTTGGTGAAAATTACAATGACCACAATGAACTCAATAATATTAGCAATGACTCTTTAAAATCTTTTCTAAATCCAGAATATAACTTAAATAAAATCATAGATGATTATGATAAAATCAAACCTTTTATACCATTTTTAATCAAGGTTTATATAAAAAATATTTGTCAGCAATTTAATAAACCTATATTTATATTAGATTATAATAAATGTAAACAAACTTTAAAACAAATTAACCAAGAAATAGAAGAAGCAAACAACCTTTCATGGTTAGATTCTATATAACATACAAAAGAAAAAGCACTAGATAATACATCTAGTGCTTTTATAATTAAATTAAAACTATAAGTATATAACTATTTATTAAAATAAAAATAATGATTATTAACAATATTATATTGTGGCTTTTTTAATAGTCCCTTTTTTTCCATTTTTTCTATATTACTTGTTGAAAGCATTGATTTACCATATAGAGATTTATTAATATTCAAACACTCTTTAACTTTATCAACTAACATAATATTTCCCTCCTATTTATCATCAAAAAAATTTACGTGTGTAGAAAAATTCTGGAAAACCATACCTTTGTATATATTGGATAATTTATGAAAAAAAGAAAGATTTTATTTCAAAATTACTTAAAGAAAAATCTCCAAAATAATTACTATTTCATTAAAATTTATATATAATAAAAAATAGTACCAAGAAATATTATTAAGTACGTTTCTTGGTACTACTCTATGAGAATCAATAAACTGGACTAGATAATTATATATCACATGATATGGATTATCAAAAAACTTTCCCGCCATTGGAAAGAGAGAATTATACAATGGCAACACAAGGAAAAATACGAATTTTTAAACGAGAAGGAAAAAAGCGTACTACTTATGCTTATAGTATAGAAGCAGGCTTAGATCCTATAACAGGAAAAAGAAAAAGAATATCTAAAAGTGGATTTAAAACCGCCAAAGAAGCTCGTCAAGCTGCTCAACCTATACTGAATAAACTCCTACTTGGCCAAAATATTATCGAATCTAATATTACTTTTTCCGAATATATTGATAAATGGTTTTCTACGCATACTACACATCTAAAACCAACATCAATTGAAACAATATCTAATAGATTACGATTTGCTAAAAAATTCTTTGGTAATATAAAATTAAAAGATATTACACCATTTTATTGGCAAAAATTTTTATTATTCTTGGCCCAAACCCAACCTCAAAAAAGCATTATAAATAATAGCTTCTATCCTAAACATATTTTAAAAACAGCTTATAAATTAAAACTTATCTCCACAAATCCTACAAAAGATATTGCCTTGCCCAAATCTTCTATAAAAAAAATAGTTTCTACTGAAGATTTATACTTTAATCAAGAAGAACTATCTCATATTTTAAAAATTGTAAAATCATATAAAAGTTCACCATATATGTATTATATTTGTTTTTTAATGTCATATACAGGTATGCGTTTAGGTGAATTATCTGCTCTGCGATGGAGTGATATTGATTACAAAAATAAAACAATTATTATAAATTCTACTATGTACTCAAAAAATAAAAATATATGGCTTCGTCAAGATACACCAAAAACTTTATCTAGTATTAGAACTATTTCTATCGGAGATGATACAATTTCTGTATTAAAAGAATGGCATGTCTATCAATTGTCAAATCGACTATTAAATAAAACAATGAATAACTATCCTAAAGACGATTTTGTCTTTACAAAATATTACGCCAAAGAAAATAAAGAGCTTCCCATTTTACCAACTTCTATCAAATCTACTTTTACTAGAATGAGAATTAAATTTAATATACCTAAATTACATTCTCATATATTTAGACATACTCATGTATCTCTTCTATCAGAAGCTGGTATTTCTTTAGAAATAATACAAAATAGACTTGGGCATAAAGATAATAATACAACACAAAAAATCTATCTTCACATTACAAAAAAATCAAAAATAAACGCAGCTATAACCTTTGAAAAATACATGTCAAAAAATGGCAACAAAATGGCAACAAATTAAAAATATATATTTAAAGAATAATATTCTATGATTATTCAAATACGTATAAAATTAAAATAAAATGTATAAAAAAAGGTTACTTCTCAAAGAAGTAACCTTTTATTTTATAACTTATTAATCATCATTGCCAAACATAGCCATAATCATCTGTAAAAGTCTTAAAATCTCGATATAGAGCCATACAAGAGTTAAGAGT